AAATGAGTGCAGTATCTTGTGCAACAAACCTAAAAATAGTTGAATCTCTAAGAAGTACAACTACTTTTGCTGATATCGTAAGAGGACTTATGGTATTCGGTAGAAAAGTTCTTAGAACTGATATTGTTGGCAAAATAATTTATGTTGCTGACTAATATTAATTAACTATTAATATATTTTGATAGGGGGTAGCAATATCCCCTATCATTTAATTCAAGTAATAATAAAAGGAATATTAATGATAGAAAAATTAAAAGTAATAGCTTCAGATGCTAAACATCTTTATAGTGAACATAAAAAAGTTGTTATAGTTGCAGTTGTTATATTAGTTATCGCAATAATATTATAGTAACATGGCAAAAACATATTTGGCAATGACTAACGAGTTGTTAGTTGAATTAAATGAACCTGAACTAACTTCAATTAGTACAGCAGTCGGAATTCAAAAGCAAGTTGCTAATTGTGTAAACAGAGCATACTTTGATATAGTAGATGCTGTAGATGATTGGTCTTGGTTAAGTACTAGTAATCCTCAGAATGAATACTATGGTAATACTTATGTTGAAACTGTTGCAGGAACTAGATGGTATTTATTAAAAACTGGTTCTGCAAATATAGATGCAGATTATGATTCAGTTAATTGGAACGCATTTACTGCTACAACAGAAGGTGTAAGTGGAAAGTCAGCTCCTTTTACAATTAACAAATTAGCTTTTACTACTCTTACAGTATGGAGAGATACTTATGCAAAAGCAGAAGAATTAGATAAATCAGATTCACAAACTTATGGAACTCCTTTAAGAGTTATTAGAAGTTCAGATGGTAGAAGATTTGGATTATCTCCTATACCTGATGGAGTTTATAGAATTTATTTCTTTGCTTATAATAGACCTTCAGAATTATCTGCAGATACAGATGCAGTTTTATTTCCAACACAATACAAACCAGTTTTACTAGCAAGAGCTAGATATTATATTTATCAATTTAAAGATAATATTGCTCAATCGCAATTAGCTTTAGATGAATATAAAAAAGGATTACAATCAATGGCTGATGCTTTAAATTCACCACAACCACAATATATGTCAGATGTAAGATTTACATACTTACTACCATAAGGATTAAAAACATATGCCAACACAAGGTGCATCAATTACAGTTGCAGGAGGATTAGATTTAGTTTCAAGTTCTCATGCATTATTTAGAACTCCAGGTGCAGCTACTATATTAGAAAATTTTGAATCTGCTACAACAGGTGGTTATAGAAGAATAAGTGGTTATACAAAATTTGGAGGAGCTAGTGCAGCAATACCTTCAGGTGTTTCTACTGAATCAATTGAAGGATTAGTTCCATATGCAAATGGAGTTTTAGTTTGTCAAGGTGATGATATTTATTGGAGTACTACTGGAACAAGTTGGACTCAAATTAATAAAGATACTTATAAAGTTCAAACAGGAACAGTATCAGTAACTTCAGGAAGTGCTGCAGTTACTGGAAGTGGTACAGCTTTTACAACTGAGTTTGCTGTTAATGATAGAATAAGAATTAATAATACTAATTATAGAGTTTTATCTATAACAAGTGATACAGCATTAACATTAGACTATAATGTTGTAACAAGTATAAGTGGACAAGCTGTTTATAAAAGTGGTATGTCTTCTTCAGATTTATCTAGTGCAACAGTAGCACCTAGAACAAATCAAACGAATTGTCAATTTGTTAATTATGAATCTGAAGGTATTTATGGTACCTTATATATAACAGATGGTCAAAATAAAATAGCAGAATTTCAAATAACTACTTCAGGTGGAAGTAATGTATTTCATTTTGAAACATTAGAAAGGTCTTCTCCTGTTAATCCTAAAAGATGTACTATATATGCTGAAAGATTAATAGTAGCTGGACAATCAGATTCAGATAGTACAGTTGCTTATAGTACTAGATTAGAACCATATAACTTTACTGGTTCTTCTGCAGGTACAATAGATACTGGAGATGTTATTGTAGGTATTAAAGTCTTTAGAAATACTCTTGTTATATTTTGTAAAAATAGTATATTTGAGTTGACAAGTCTTGATTCTACCCCTATACTTAAATCAGTAACCAAAAATATAGGTTGTGTAGATGGAAACACAATTCAAGAGATAGGTGGAGACTTAGTTTTTCTAGCACCTGATGGATTAAGAACAGTTGCTGGAACAGCTAGAATTGGTGATGTTGAAATAGGTTCTATTAGTAGAAAAATATTACCATTAATAAATGATTTATTAACTAATATAGCTAATTATACAATTAGTAGTATGGTTATAAGAGAAAGAAGTCAGTACAGATTATTTTATCATCAATCTGGTCAAGCAGCTTCTGGACAAAAAGGAATTATAGGTACTTTTAAATTTGATTCTAATGGTGTTCCTGCATTTGAATGGAGTGAAACAAAAGGTATGGAAGTTAAAAGATGTACTTCAGCATTAAATAATTCTAATACAGAAGTACAATTTGGTGCAAATGAATCTGGTTATATTTATACATTAGATTCAGGAAATAATTTTGATGGTGCAAATATAAATGCAAGATTTCAAACACCAGATATGGATTATGGTGATAATGGTTTAAGAAAAAGTTTATATGCAGTTAAAGCAAATCTTGAACCAGAAGGAACTAATTGTAATTTAAAATTAAGAATTAGATATGATTTTGAATCTACTGATGTACCACAACCAGCACCTTTTTCAATTGGTTGTTTAAGTAGTGCAGCAGTATTTGCAACTTCTTTATCAGCAACTAATGCTGGTAAATTTGGAACATCAACTTTTGGAGCAACAACTTTACCAAGTAAAAGAACTTTAGTAACTGGTAGTGGTTTTTCTAATAGTTTTAGATTTTATACAGATGATACAGATGCTTCTTATTCAGTTAATGGAATGTTTGTATCTTTTATAGCAGGAGGAAGAAGATAATTTTATGGCAGGATATACACGACAAAGTACTATTTCAGATGGAAATGTAATTGATGCAGTATTATTTAATGATGAATACAATCAACTTTTAGCTGCATTTAATAATAATACAGGACATAAACATGATGGTACTGCAGCAGAAGGTCCAGTAATTTCAATCTTAGGAGATGCAGGTTTAGCTACTCCTTTAAATAAAATTTTAATTGATACAGCTAATGACCAGTTAGAATTTTATGTAGATGTTAGTGGTACTGCTACAGAACAATTAAAAATTCAAGATGGTGCAATAGTTCCTGTAACAGATAATGATATTGATTTAGGTACAGGTTCTTTAGAATTTAAAGATGCATACTTTGATGGTACTGTAAATTTAGATACTTTAGTTATTGGTGCTTCAACTGGTATAACTTCTGTTGATACAGATTTAACTACTGCTTCAAGTAGTGATGATACATTAGCTTCAGCAAAAGCAATTAAAGCTTATGTAGATGCAGTTCCTGTTGGAGATATTACTTCAGTAGTTGCTGGTACTGGTATGACTGGAGGAGGAACATCAGGTGATGTAACTCTAAATGTTATAGGTGGTACAGGTATTACTGCTAATGCAAATGATATAGCAATTGATTCTACAGTTGCAACATTAACAGGTTCTCAAGATTTAACAAACAAAACTTTAACAAGTCCAGTTATTGATACTGGTATAAGTGGTACTGCATTTTTAGATGAAGATAATATGTCTTCTGATTCAGCTACTAAAGTTGCATCACAACAATCTATTAAAGCATATGTAGATGCACAAGTTGCTACAATACCAACTGGAGATATTACTGCAGTTGTTGCAGGTACAGGTTTATCTGGTGGTGGAACTTCTGGTTCAGTAACTTTAAATGCAGATGTTACAGATTCAAGTACAACTACATTTACAAATAAAACTATAGATGCAGATGGTACTGGTAATAGTATTACAAATATTGAAAATGCAAATATTAAAGCTGCAGCAGCAATTGATGCAACTAAAATTGCAGATGGTTCTGTTACAAGTGCAGAGTTTCAATATATTAATTCTTTATCAAGTAATGCTCAAGACCAAATAGATTTAAAAGCTCCTTTAGCTTCTCCAGCTTTAACTGGAAATCCTACAGCTCCTACACAATCAGCAGGAAATAATTCAACAAGACTTGCAACTACAGCTTATGTAGATAATTCTACAGCATCAAGAGACCAATTAGGTGAGATGACAGATGTTACACTTGCTAGTTTAGCAGATGCTAATTATTTTATTTATGACAATGCTGCAAGTGTTTGGAAAAATAAAGCTATAAGTGGTGCATTTACTTCAACTAAAGAAGGAGTAACTACTCTAGCTTCTGGAATAGATGCTACAAAAATAGCAGATGGAACAGTAACAGATACAGAATTC